AGATATAGAGCTTCAGAAACTGAAGACAGAAGATATAAGACTTGGATTACTGGCTCTGCTGGTGGTGCTGCAACGTCGGATATCGATAACATGCAAGTAAACTTCTTGAGTGAGAGAGCTGTATGTACTTTAGGTGCAAACAACTTCTTCTTATTCCAAGACTAGTAATTAATTTTAAGGGGCGTAGTAATATGCCCCTTTTTTAAATTTTAAATTAAATTAAATCAAATGAAAAAAGAAAATACAAGTCCTAAAATGGACACAGTAAAAATTACTCCCAAAAAATCTACACCAAAGTTTGTAGATAAACAATATAAACTTACAAGAGAAACAGCTCCCTTATCTTTGATATTAGCATCAAGGCATACAACAAGGTTTCCGTTGTTACACTTTGATGAGGACACAGGTATAAACAGGCCTTTGAGATATGCAAGAAATCAAAACTCTCCTTTTCAAGATGAGCAAGATAATAACGCTATAATTGAGCCTATTGTATTTGAAGATGGATTCCTACATGTTCCAAAAAATAATCAAGTATTACAAAAGTTTATGGATTTACATCCAGGAAAAGATAGACTATTTGTAGAAGTTAATAAAGCAAAAGAAGCTGCAGAATTAGTTGAAGACTTAAACTTAGAAGTCGATGCTTTAATAGAAGCTAGACAGCTGACAGTGGAACAAGTTGAAAACGTAGCTAGAGTTTTATTTCAAAAAGATGTTTCTAAGGTTACTACTGCAGAGTTAAGAAGAGATATATTAATATTTGCTAGACAAAACCCTAGTGGTTTTATGAATTTACTGAAAGACCCAGCTCTTAAATTTAACGCAGATATTCAAAACATTTTAGATAAAAATCTAATACAGTTAAGAAACAATAAAAAGGAGGTGTGGTTTAACACAGATTCAAATAAAAAGAAAATGTGTAATATACCATACGGTGAAGACCCTTTATTTATAATAGGTTCATACTTTCAAAGTGATGATGGATTAGAGTCTTTTAAACATTTAAAAGCCTTAGTAAAAAATTCGTAACTTTGTTTTAGAAAAAATTTATTCCTTCCTTTACTATCGACAGCGAGAAAGCATCTAATTCCTAGATGCTTTTTTATTTTATGTATCTTTGTAAAAAGATTTTCAAATGATAAATTCTGTAAGAAATACTGTGCTTGCTATTATCAACAAAAATAACTATGGATATATTTCTCCGGGTGATTTTAATTTGTTTGCAAAACAAGCTCAGTTAGATATATTTGACGAATATTTCATAAGATATAACCAGCAGATAAATGAAGAGAATGCAAGGATATCTGGAACTGGTTATGCTGATATTAAAAAAGGATACGAAGAGGTTATAGATACTTTTTCAGTTACATCATTCTTAACTCAAAAAAATCAAAATGTTTATTTTTTACCATCAGCCTCTACTACTGGGTCTGATTATTATTTATTAAATAAAGTATTATGTTTTTCGGGGGGTTTATTAAAAGGTGAAGCTGAAAAAGTAACAAATAGTAAGATTACTATGTTAAACAGTTCACTACTTACATCACCATCTACGATGTTTCCAGCCTATACACAGGAAGCTGATGGGGTTGTTGTATACCCTGATACATTTAATGGGGCAAATGATGTTCAAGCTCAATATATAAGATATCCTTTAGACCCTAAATGGACGTATGTAACATTATATGGAGGTGAACCATTGTTTGACCAAACACAAGCTGATTATCAAGACTTTGAATTACCAATAGATGATACTAATAATTTAGTAGCTAAAATATTGCAATACGCTGGAATATCAATAAGGGAGGCTGATGTATTTCAGTTTGGACAAATAGAGGAGCAACAACAAAATCAAACTAACCTTTAATCATGGCTTATATAAATCAAAGAAAATATTATACTAATGATGGTGTAAACCCTACAGATGAAAATTGGGGTTCATATCAATATGTTACTTTAAAAGATATTGTTAATAATTTTGAACTAATGTATGCTGGTAACCATGAGTTGATTAACAATGAAAATAGATTTAAAATATTGTTTCATGCAAAACGTGGTATACAAGAATTAAACTATGATGCGTTTAAAGAAATTAAATCTATAGAACTACAGGTATATGACGATTTAAGGTTTGTTCTACCTTCAGATTATGTAAATTGGGTAAAGCTTTATTTATTAAAAGATAATGTGTTAAGAGAATTAACAGAAAATATTCAAGTACAATCAGCAGTGTCTTATATACAATCTGCTACAGCTTCATTTACTTATGATGGTGATGGTAATGCAACTGAGGTTGATTCAACTTTAGATACAGAAAGAAAAAACGGTTCATTAAAGAGTATATATTTAAATGATGAAATAGATGAGAATGTAAATCCTAATGTATATAATTATGACAGTGATATATATAATTATAGAATAGGAGCTAGATATGGTTTAAATACTGAAACAGCTAATATAAACCCTACGTTTACTATAGATAAAAAAGCTGGTGTTATTAATTTTGATTCTACTATGGCTAGCCAACAGTGTGTATTGCAATATATATCTGATGGAATGGAAAATGGTGATGACTCCAAAATAAGTGTAAATAAATTATTTGAAGAATATATATATGCTTATGTACAATATGCTATATTAAATAGTAAATTTGGAGTGCAAGAGTATATTGTTAATAGAGCAAGAAAAAATAAACAGGCTTTATTAAGAAATGCTAAAATCAGATTAAGTAACATTCACCCTAGTAGATTGCTTATGAATCTTAGAGGTGAAGATAAGTGGTTAAAATAAAATGGCAAACATTCAAAGAAATTTTATAGCGGGCCGAATGAACAAAAGCCTTGATGAAAGGCTTGTCCCAAATGGAGAGTATGTAAATGCTATAAATGTAAGGCTTGGTTCTACTGAAGATTCTGAGATTGGTGCTGTTGAAAACTCTAAAGGAAATGTACCTTTAACAGAAATTCAATATGTTGATGGAACTAAATTAAGTTCTCAAGCAAGATGTATAGGGGCTTTTGAAGATGGAGCTAATTTGGTTATTTATTGGTTTGTTCATGACCCTGCTTTTACTCAAGGAGCTACAGGTAAGCTAGATTTAATAATTTCATTTGATGTTGAAACTGGAGAATTAATTTATCATGTTATAAGTATAGATAATGGAGAGGGTATAAATACAACATTAAATTTTAATCCTAATTTTTTAATTACAGGTGTAAATAAAATAGATAACCTATTATTTTTTACAGACAATTATAATCCTCCTAGAGTAGTAAATATTAATAAAAATTATGGAGACCCTAGGCCTGCTGTCCTTACAGATGATTTTAATCAAGATGAAATTCTTGTAATTAAAAAACCTCCTACTACTGCTCCTACTATAAATTCATTTACAGTACCTAGTATTACTGACTCTTATTTAGAAGATAAGTTTATTTGTTTTGGATATAGATATAAATATGATAATGAAGAGTATTCAGCAATATCTCAGTTTACAGAACCAGCATTTAGCCCTTCTTCTTTTAATTTTAGTTCAAATAGTTATTTGAATGAAGGAATGATAAACAGGTTTAATGCTGTAACAATTACTTTTAACTCTGGAGATAAAAGTGTTACAGATGTTCAAGTGGTATTTAAAGAATCTAATTCATCTACTATAAAAGTATTAGAGACTTATGATGTAAGTAATAGAGTTAGATATCCTGTAAACTCATTAAGAAGTGAAACATTTACTAATCGTAAAATATATACAGTTTTACCAGATTCAGAAATATTAAGATTATTTGATAACGTACCTCAGCTTGCAAAAGCTCAAACGTTAATGGGAAATAGATTAGTGTATGGAAATTATTTTGAAGGATATGATTTAAAAACTTCAAGTGGAAGCAAAATTAAATTTGGATTTGAATCTATACTAAAAAGTGAAACTATCAATCTTACCGGTTTAAGTGCTAATGAATCTAAAGGTGCTGAATATTCAATTAACCCTCCAGGCAGTACAGCACCAGCGGTTGAAATAGATGATAGTGCTTTTTTTGTAGAATTATTACCAGCTTTACCGTTACCAAATAATCCAACAGGTTTTTTAACAGCTGGAGCTACTCTTACGTTTACATTTGGAATAGCATACTCTAGTAGTTATGCCACTGGTTCACCTACGCCAGTTCCGTTGGAAGATGTGTATTACGTAACTTGGAGTTACACTCTAATTAGAAGTTATATATCTGTTAATGCCTTAGCCACTGATGTAGATTTCGTAGATAAGATAGGAACGCTAACTAATATAAAACCTATTAATACTGCTTCAGAAGGAACAACCTTGACTGATGCTTTTAACGCAGCTTTACCGATAGCTTTTGATGCTACATATACTAATATAGTTCAAACTGGTAGAACAAGTTCAACACCTACAGCACCAGCTGGACAGCCTTTAGAAATTATAACAACTGCATCAAGCACGAGATTTGGTATACAAGCAAACGCTGCTGTTTATGATAAAGGTAGTGCACCTTTAGACCCAATTATTTCATATTTTAGATTTACTAATGTAACAGCTTCTATAAGAACATCGCCATCAATAGGAAGTTTACATAGTAATAGAGGGTATGAGATAGGTATGGTGTATATGGATGATTTTAATCGCGCATCTACAGCTCAAGTAAGTGATTTAAATAGTGTTAATTTACCTTGTAGTGTTTCAAATACTAAAAATTTCATACAAGTACAAATACCTGAATCTCAACTTGCTCCTTCATGGGCAACTAAATATAAGTTTGTTATAAAGCCTACGGCTACAAATTATCAAACAATTTATAGTAATATAGCTTATAGTGAATCAGGAACTAATTCCTCATACTTTTTATTAGATGGAGAAAACGCTCAAAAAGTTGAAGTAGGAGATAGGTTAATAGTTAAAGCAGATGCTACAGGGGCATTAAACACGTGTACCTATGCAACTGTTTTAGAAAAACAAGCTCAAGGCTCAGGGTTTATAAATATTTATGATGAAGCTGGAAATGAACTAGAAGTATTTGGAGGAACATATATGAAGATTAATGCTTCTAATTTTTCAATTAATACACGCGAAGATTCAATTATTAACAGTCAAGTATTGCCAAGCACTGCAAGAGGACAACAAAATTCATATCCAGTTGTAGCATACCCAATGTTTACTGTTACTGAAGGGTCTGGTCTGGTTGCTACTACGTTAGTTTACGATGTTCCTGTGGGCACAAGAATAAAAATGGAGTTTGAGTTTAGAAGGGATGGAGTTAGTAAAAACGAAGATTGTTTAAAAAAAAGCTACACCTTAGAAAAAGAATTTACTGCTTCTAGGAATTATGGAAACATGCAAGAGTGGTTTGAAGGTGACAATATAGCTTCAACTTTAAATGAAGGCATAGAAGATGTAGCTGATGATGAAACTATAATAAACAGCTATATACCTACGCCTAACACATCTCAAAATTTCCCACCGTTTCCAGTAAATCTTACTCCACCACAAACAAAAAGTGTAACTCAATACAATGCAGTATTAACAGCAGATGAAATTAAATCAGCGGAGTATTTTGGCTCTACAGCCACCCAACCAAACACTGAGTTTTATTATAGGTTTTATGTAGACCAAGTTTTAAACAACATATATTTATTAGTATCAGGTTCTAGTTCTTGTGGTGGTGGAGCTGGAGAAGAACACAGAGAATCATCAGTAAAAGTTAATTTTACAGTATCAGCAAGCAACTCAACTTATGTGTTTGAAACAGAACCAGAAGAAGCATTACCAGATGTGTGGTATGAAAATAGTGAGTCTTATGATATAAATGGTGATTTTCATTTAGGGAACGTACAAAACCAAACATTAAATCAGCCTGGAATTGTAAATACAGGATTTTTTGATTGTTACTCTTATGGGAATGGAGTGGAAAGTAATAAAATAAGAGACTCTATAAAAGGTGAACAAGTTACTTTAGGTAATAGAACATTTACCACGTCTAATGAAGAATATAAAAAAGCACACAGGTTTGCTGACTTAACATACAGTGGTGTTTTTAATGATGAATCAAATGTAAATAGACTTAATGAGTTCAATTTAGGATTACTTAATTTTAAAGCATTAGAAGAAACTTATGGTGATGTCGAGATATTATTTGCTAGAGAAACTGATATTCTTGTTTTACAAGAAGATAAAATATCTTATGTACTTGCTGGTAAAAATTTATTATCAGACTCAACTGGAGGTGGAGTAGTTACATCTGTACCTGAAGTGTTAGGGACGCAAATAGCTCGTATTGAAGATTATGGTATAAGTAATCATCCTGAAAGTTTTGCAGAATTTGGTGCAAACAAATTTTTTACAGACGCAAAAAGAAATGTGGTTATTAAATTAACAGGAAGCTCAGCTCAAAATGAAATTCTTACGGTTATATCTAATGAAGGTATGAGAAGTTGGTTTAGAGATTTATTTGCTGATGCTTCATCAACACAAAAATTAGGTGGGTATGACCCTTATATGCAAGAGTATGTGTTTACAACAAATACAATTGTAAAACCTGAAACAGAATTATGTACAGCTTGTGGGGTCACAAAAAACATTACGATTGTTGCGGGTCAGGAATATGTTTACTGTGTTGATATTGGAGAGGATACTGGGCCGCCATCTAAATTGTATTATGTTGAAATTGATTATGTTATACCTTTTGAAGATACTGATTTAATTGTAACAGAAGGAACTGAGCAGCAAATGGTTTCAGAAGCAGGATTGGATTTAGAAACGGAAGGTCAAGTATCTGGAACTGGATATACAATTCAAGCTATATATGATGGGGTAACTTACACAACTGGAGTTGTTTATCAAAGTGGAACTTTAGTTTTTCCAAAACCTAATCCTACACCATCAGAAGTAGTGTTAATAGTTACCTCAGATTCTTTACAAAATGACACAATACAAGTTACGGTTAAATGTCCTGAAGAAGAGTTGTTTAGCGTTTATAGTATTACGCTAACAACAAATGCTAATGCAAACCAGTTTTCACACACAGAATTTGGCTGGAGAGATGCTTCAGTTGTATCTCCTATTCAAAGTGATTTAGTTACATTTTTATCAAGTCCTAATGACCCAATAGTATCTCAGTATAGAGAATTAGAAGGTCCTCAAGGTTCAAACATAATTCCGCCTGATGGCGCAACTATTATAATGAGGTCAAATAAAATAGATTTTGATAATTTTCAATTTGACCCTGCAGAAAACGAGTTTAGATATTTAAGAACTGATGCTCTGTTTGAAAACAATTCAACTGACATGGGTATTTTATTAGCTGCTTCGATAAAAGCAACTCCAATAAACACCTCTGGTGCTCCTGATTTATATAGCGCTGAGTTTGGATTGCCTACAGGTGGAAACAAATTATATTTAATTTATGATTTAAGAAATTCTGTTGGACAAGAATTGTGTTATTCTCAAACAAGTTTATTTGATGCGTGTTGTAATTGTACATTTACGCCAACACCCGTACCAACACCTACGCCAGTTCCAACTCCAGTAATACCTGTGTATGATTATTTTATTGGGATTGATTGTGTTTCTTTAGAAGCGGTATATTTAAAATCTGACCAAACTCTTGGAGTTGTAGTTGGGGATGAGGTACAATATTCATTTGGTGGTAACGTGGAAGGTTGTGCTTCTTTATACGCAACTGGCGGAAATGGTAATAGTGGAGAAGTAACAGTACGTGTAGCAGGATGTGGAGATTCAAGATGTTCAGTATAAATGGTTAACTTTGTAAAATTATAAATGGCAACAACAGGAACATATTATTATAGCTCGTCAAGTTTTTCAACTGCAACTGCATTGTTTACAGATACAGAGTTAACTTCTTTTGCTCCTGATGGATGGTATTCTGATGAGTCAATATATAGGCAGCAAGCGTCAGGTGTTTTGTTTGCTGAAAGCTCTTGCCCTAATTGTTCTTCGCCAACGCCAGTTCCAAGTCCAATAGTTTATGATTACAGAATATATTCAGAATGTGCTGGAAGTGGAACTCAAGTTTTTAGATTAGTAACAGGAGGAACTTTTCCAGGAAGTGTTTTGTATAATAGTGTTTGTTATGGAGACCCTCAGTTAACAGGTTTAACGTCAACTATAAATGTAAATGCATTTCCAAGTTATACTAGTTGTACTGATTGTGGTACTCCTCCAACCCCACCTGTGCCAACGCCTACGCCAGGCCCAACGCCTACGCCTACAACGCCTACGCCAGGCCCAACGCCTACGCCAGTGCCAGTGCCAGTGCCAGTGCCAGTGCCAGTGCCAGTGCCACCGCCACCAGTGCCTACGGTTTCTTACGACTATAAAGAATACACTGACTGTAATGGCTCGGCGACACAAATTTTTAGATTAGTATCTGGAGGAACATTCCAGCCAGTCTATAAATATAATAATATTTGTTATGGGAGCCCATCATCTACAACTTCCACTTCATTAGTGGATGCTGCAGGATTACCTTCATTTGCTAATTGTGGTGCGTGTACGCCTACGCCAACACCTGTACCAGCGCCTCCACCACCAGTTCCAACTCCGCCACCAGGAATACAATTGTTTTCAACTAACAATGTTAACCTTGGTCAAAGTTCATCAAGCGCTGCATGTGTATTACAAACTTCAGTTTCTATATACACATCGAGAGCAAATGTTGCATCGGTTCAGGTTGGTGATATCTTTTACACTAACAACACACTTACAAATATATTTAACGGTGGTTTAAAATGGTATGGTGTAACAAATGTAAACGGTCACTATCCAAATTTAAATAATGGATATGCATTTTTAATTAATTCAAATGGTGAAGTTTTATCTATTACATCTTGTGTAACGGTGACTTATAATTATTATACGCTTACTGCTTGTCCAGGAGGAGGAGGTACTTTATATACTACTGTTAGAGCAACATTTGCAAGTGGTGTTGGACCAGGAGATATAGTAGAAATGAACGATGGTAGATGTTATGAGATAACTGAAGATACAGCACCAGCAAATACTAACGACTATATAAATGTTTACGTAGATTGTGATGCATGTATAGCAGATAATCCACCACCTCCTACACCGCCTCCACCTACACCAACTCCTACACCAAGTGGTTGTAATGAATGGGATTTAGAAGGAGGTCCAGGTTCAGTTGGAAACTTTAGTTATACTGATTGTAATGGAGTTGCGCAAACAGAAAGTGTGGATGATGGAGATTCAGCATCAGTTTGTGCATTAGGATTACCTACTTTAACAAGTGGCTCAGGTAGTGTTACATTAGTAGGACCTTGTACTCCACCTACGCCTACGCCGCCACCACCTACGCCTACGCCTTCTTATAACTACTATCAAGTTACTATTTGTCCAGGAGGAGGTAGTGCAACACTTACTACTGTTAGAGCAACATTTGCAAGTGGTGTTGGACCAAATGATATAGTAGAAATGAATGATGGTAAATGTTATGAGATAACAGAAGATACAGCACCAGCAAATACTAACGACTATATAAATGTTTATGTAGATTGTACTGCTTGTTTAACAGCTAATCCACCAACTCCCACACCAGTACCGACACCAGCTCCCACACCAAGTGGTTGTAATGAATGGGAGTTAGAAGGAGGCTCTGGTGGCGGAACGTTCAGTTACACAGATTGTAGTGGTAGTTCGCAAACTGAAAGTGTACCGGATGGTGATTCAATACCAGTTTGTGCATTAGGGATGCCTACTGTAACAAGCGGTAACGGTAATGTTGTTTTCAATGGGCCTTGTCCTGCTCCAACTCCTACGCCAACTCCACCAACTCCAGTTCCAACTCCAACTACAATATATGGAAGATACTTAGATTGTGACGACCCTAGTAATTTATTAGATGTAAGCGCACCATTTGGCACTACATTCCCTAATGTTTTAAAAAGTGGGTCGGTGTGTTTTTCTTTTGACTCAAACGCTGGTTCAGGTGTTAATGGTTCATATACTTTATATGCGTCATTCAATCTTTGTTTAGATTGTCAAAATCCACCAACTCCAACACCAGTACCGACACCAGCCCCAAGTCCATCTTGTAACCTTGTTAATTTAGAGCTTGTAGCAAGCGTAAATGATATTGCGTGTGACGACTATGAGTTTTATTATATAAACACAAATAATTTCTGTACTGCAACACTTTTATACAGAACTCCAAATTGTGATAGAGCTGCATTTGCAGGTTACTATAATAACGGAAGTTTCTATAGATACTGGAATGGTTCATCATTTACATTATCGTGTACTGTTACTAATTGTCCATAGTTTTTCATTTTAAATAATTATCATTAACTTTATTTAAAATTTAATCAAATCAAATGGAGGAAATACATAATTTTATTACGCCTGAGGAGTGTCAAGAACTTATTAAAATGATTGATGCTAATCACACACGCTCATCTGTTGTTGTAGGGGGAACAGATAGAAGTGATGTCACGGACTACAGAACATCAAGCACATCAAATTTAGATATGAATAATCCAATAATGTCTAAAATAAAAAACAAAATAGCTGACACACTAGGATTAGAGCCACACAAAGGCGAGGCGCTTCAAGGTCAATTATATCAGCCGGGTCAGTATTTTAAACCCCATAATGATTTTTTTAGTGGAGCTGCTTATGACATGCATTGTAAAGCTTCTGGAAATAGAACGCATACTTTAATGATATATTTAAACGAAGATTTTGTAGGAGGAGGCACTCACTTTCCTACTCTACAAAAAACTGTAGAACCTAAGACAGGTAAAGCTTTATGGTGGTATAATTTAAAAGAAGATAAATTACAAGACCAATATATTCATGAAGGTGTAACTGTAGACGAGGGTAAAAAATACATTGTAACATCTTGGTGGAGAGAAAAAGGTTGGGATGGAGCTGGTGATGAAAAAATGTATTATGATTCGCAAAAAGAAAAACCTGTGCAAAAAGTTGAAGAGTCAAAAATTGTTGAAGGTATGCAGAATAAATCTTATATAGTTAAAGCATCAGAGACACAAAATTTAAAACAAAAAATTGAAAAAAAAGAGTTTACTAATGTAGATGACTTTCCAAGACTTACTGATAATGGTTTTACTTTAATAAAGTGTCCAGAAGAAACTTGGAACTTAATTAACGAGTCTTATGAGTTGTTAAAAGACAAAAAACAAACAGAGGAGTTTGATGGAAAAAAAGAATTTATAGTAGGGGGAGATACTGAGATTATGTCATTTGACCACTTACCAAGCGTAAAAAATTTGATTCATAAACAATTATTAAAAACACATGAGGATTGGATAAAAGAATCTTTAACGCCTTCATTTATTTATGGCATAAGGTCATATACCAAAGGGGCTACATTAACACCACACGTAGATAGAATTGCTACTCATCACGTTTCATCAATTATTATAGTAGATAAAGATTTAAGATGTGGATGTCAAAATAAAAAATATGCAGATGATTGGCCCTTAGACATACAAGGTCACGATGGAGAGTGGTATAAGGTGTATGCGCAGCCAGGCGACATGATACTATACGAATCGGCAGTTTGTGAACACGGAAGAAAAGAATCTCTAGGCGGCGCTTTTTTTAGAAACTTTTATGTTCATTATCAATTAAAAGATTGGGTTTACAAACAATGAGTAAGTCAATTTTAGTAACAGGTGGAGCAGGTTTTATAGCTCATCACGTTATAGAAAATATATTAGATAATACTGATTGGACAATTGTATCTTTAGACAGACTTGATTTCAGTGGTAATCTAAATAGATTACAAGAAGTAGTAGGCGGTCGTAAAGATAGTAATAGAGTTAAAATTATACATCACGATTTAAAAGCTCCATTAAATTCACAAATAGTTTCAGCTATAGGCAATATTAATTATATAGCACATTTGGCTGCCGGTTCACACGTAGATAGAAGTATAGATTATCCTATGGAGTTTGTTATGGATAATGTAGTAGGAACAACTAATATTCTTGAATACGCTAAATCTATAGACAGTTTAGATAAGTTTGTTTATTTCAGTACAGATGAAGTATTTGGTCCAGCTCCAGGGGCCGTAAAGTATAAAGAGAATGATAGATATAACTCAACAAATCCATATAGCGCTACAAAAGCAGGTGCAGAGGAGTTAGTTGTAGCTTTTGAAAACACATATAAAATGCCAAATATTATAACACATACTATGAATGTATTTGGTGAGAGACAACATCCAGAAAAATTTATACCTATGTGTATTAATAAGGTTTTGAAAGGTGAAAAAATATTTATACACGGTAATGATAAAAAAAATAAAGCCGGAAGCAGACATTATATTCATGCTAAAGATGTTGCTGATGCATTGTTGTTTTTATTAAATAATAACACTCCCTCTGTTGCTGATGACACTGGTATTAAATGTCCTAAATATAACATAGTAGGTTCAGAAGAAATAGACAATCTGTCATTAGCGTCCTATATTGCTGATGTGCTTGGTAAAAAATTAAATTATGAAATAATTGATTTTCATTCTTCAAGACCTGGGCACGATTTACGATATGCTCTTTGTGGAAATAAAATGAAATCTATCGGTTGGACACCTAGTGAGGTTTATAATAAATTAAAAGAAACTGTTGACTGGACAATGAATAATAAAAGATGGCTGCAGATATAAATGATTATACTGTTGTTACTTGTGTAACCGGATATTTTAATAAGGTACATAAAACAAATATTAAGAATGCTATAGTATATACTACATTAAGAGATGTTGAATTTAATGAACATGCTAACCAAAATGGATGGGAGGTTCGCATCTTACCATTTACACATACATACGACCTGAGGGAAGGCACAAGACAATCCAAGTATGTTAAATTTTTAAAACATCATATTGTTAAAACAAAGTATGTAATTTATATAGACCATAAATATAAAATACAACATAATCACGCTATAAAATTAATAGAGTTAATTGGCAACAATTCTTTTTTATCTTTTATAAACACCTCAAGTATATATCACGAATTTTTTAAATCATTAAGTTTTCCAAGATATAAAAATGATATAAATGAAATGATAAGAACAATTAAAGAAAATGAAAATAAAGGTTATGAGGATTTAAAATTATTTTATGGAGGTATGATGGTTTATAATACAACACATCAAAGGTTTCAAATTATAAAACAAAAAATGGAAGAGTATACTCAAAAATATTATCACGTTCAAGACCAGTTATTATTTCCTATAGCAATAAAAGATGAAGAAAAGGTTTTGATTCATAATACTATTGATTTAAAACATGAACATATTCAAGAACCTGTACCTGGTCAAACATATTAATTTATGATTAGATTTATACCTAGCGCTATAGTTGATGAACGTTATAAATGGATGGCGAACTTTTGGGCTTATGCTCAACAGAAATCATATAAAGATAAAGCAGTGTTTAATAGTTTGGTTACAGTGGTAAAACAAAACACTGTAAATAGTCCTACATATAATTCAATTGATTGGGATTTAAAAGGTTTGCCTTATTATATTTGTCCACCTATATGGAATTATGTGTCAAGCAGAAATGATAACTGTATTGTAATTAATGTTATTTCTTCTTTAAAACCATTACTGTCACAATACAAAGATGATGATATACTGGTTCTATGTGATATGGACATGGTAAGTTTAAAGCCATACACAGGTCCTTTGCCTGATGATAATTCTATAATATGTTATGATGGATATGAAGACTGGCACATGTTTATAGCTAATTCTCATAAAAAAAATTATACTAAAATAAAGCCTTATTTAAAACACGAAGACGGACAGTATATGAACGGAGGGTTTGTCCCTATATTTATTAAGGTGAAAGTTTTAAAAAACATTATAGATGAAATTATATCTGTAGCTGAACAAATTGTAGAATCAAAAGAAGAGCCTACTTGGAAATGGTGGAGTTGTATGACTGCTTTATCAATAGTATGTCATAATAATAAAATTAAAATGATTGGCAAAAACAATACGTATATTCCTAATTTTAATCATTATAATGAACAAGAACATTTTTTTGCTCATTATAGTGTTGACCCTGTGTTTAATAAAAGAACTTTTCCAAATCACGATATATGCAAATACCCTGACAATGGTTTTTATAACTTGGTTAAGGAGTGGATGGTAAATTAAATAGGTAAGTATTAATTTCGTAAATTTGTAAACAAATAATTTCTTTATGGCTGGTGCTGCTTTTAATTTTGAATGCCCTATAGACCACATAGGTGACGAGAATGGTCAATGTACGTGGGTAGTCACTTGTAATAGTGGTGATAAAATAAATATAAAAGTTCCTGCAAATGATATTCACGTATATTGTTTAGAGCGTGGTTCTGAAATTAGAAAAACATCTGTTTATGGTTTTGCAAGAGACGCAGAACAAAACTGTTCAACAAAGTGTGGTGATGCTGACCGAACACCTGTACAAGAATATAACTATTATGAATATGAAAACTGCAACAACTCTAGTCAAAAACAAATATTTAGAGCACCGGTTAGTTTTACTGGGTGGCCAAACACTTTAGCTTATCAATCTATTTGTTGGACAAATGGTGTAAATCAAGCAGACCCATCAAATTTAGATATCGAAAATATTCCAAGCTATAGCGATTGTGCGACGTGTGCTACTGGTATAGCCCCACCACCATCACCACCACCATCACCACCACCATCACCACCAGGTGTAGCTCAATATTGTTTGAGTTTTAATAATACTCTTTCAGTCAGTGAAGTAACCTATCAAGATATTACTACAAATTTTTATGTTATAAATGGAGCGTGGGGAATTTACGGGGTTAACACTGGAGTATACCAAATAAAAGATGTACCAGAAAGGTATCCAATTGCTTTTTTAAATAATGGAAAAGAAAATGCAATTTCATACACTGGAAATGCTGATAATAAAGAAAAAACCGCAACTGCATTAGATGGAAATCAATATGATTTTTATTCAGGTACAATAACATTAAATGTAAATGGAGATTTTGGAGCTATAAGTTATCAGACTCTATATCCAATGTCTACAAATGGAGCATATTTTTTAGGTCAAAATAATTTAAGATTTTCAACTGATTGTAATCCATCTACACCTCCAGTCCCTACCCCAGCCACTCCAGCGCCAACACCTAAAAGTGTTGTACCTCCCATCCCGTCGCCAGTTAACACTGAGTGGACAGTTAGTTATAGTGAAAACTCTAAAGGTTGGCCATCATTTTATTCTTATATACCAGAGTATATGATAGGAATGAATAACTTCTTTTACACATTTAAAGGAGGTAATTTATATCGACACAACACTAATGAGTTAAGAAATAATTACTATGGTGAGCAATTTAATTCACAAATAACAAGTGTGTTTAATCAGAATCCATTAGAAAATAAAGTTTTTAAAACTTTGAATTTAGAATCTAATGATGCTTGGGAATCTTATTTAGAAACAGATATACAAATAAACGGGTTTATGCAAGATGGTTGGTTTGAAAAGAAAGAAGGAGCGTGGTTTGCATATCTTAGACAAAGCGGAGAAGTGCCAGCACTTGAAGGACAATATGCAATGAGGTCTGCTAATGGTATAGGAAAAACATCTAATGTAGCTATCACACAAGGGACAACAACTCTTAGTTTTTCTACAAACCCACTTGTATCGATAGGTAATTTTATAAGCATAGGTGATTATGTATACCATTCTCTACCTCAATACACTGAGGTTTCTTATGGTGGAATTGTAACTCAGATAAATGTAGATTTACAAAACGGAATCAATGAATTAATTGTAAGTACAACCTCTGCAAACACTGTAGCTTTTCCATTAAATGACCCATACATTATGTTTATAAAAAGTTCTGAAGCGGAATCTCATGGTTTACTAGGACATTATTGTATATTTACTATAACAAACTATAACACTCAAGCTACGGAATTGTTTGCGGTAGAGAGCGATGTAATGAAAAGCTATCCGTAAAATTAGTATCTTTGTAATTATAAAAATTTATTATGGCAAACCCTTTATTATTGGCAGCGGCTGGAGTACAAATTGTTGGCTCTATATTTAGTTTTGGCGAAGCAAAGAAACAGAGAGATGCAATGAAGAAAGCACAGGCAGCTGCAGCGAAGTCAGCAGCTCAAGCTAAAAAAGAATTATCAATAAATTATATGAAAGGGTTATCAATTGCAAAAGAACCTTATGAATTAGAAAGAGAAGCTTTGGCTCAGGCTGGAGCTAGCGCATTAGCGGCAGGTGTTGCGGGAGACCCAAGAGGTGCGGCAGCTACAGCAGGTAGAGTTGTACAAGCACAGCAAGCAGGTTTAGCTAGACAGAGAGCGGCTATGTCGCAAGAGATGTCACAATTAGATAGGCTTGTAGCTCAAGAAGAATCAAGACTTGGTTCAGCAAGAGCCTCCGTAGATTTAGCTGAGGCAGCAGGAGCACAAGCTGCAGCACAAGATGCTATGAAGATGCGTACTTATAATATGCAGCAAGGGTTTAGTCAATTAGAGGGAGGTCTTTCAGGACTAGCAACATCAGGTTTATTAGACGGTAAAAAGGGAGGCGATGAAACACCAGTTGACCCATTTGGCGGTTTTATAGGAGGGCAAGCACCTGGTTTAGGCGTAGACATAAATATGCCATCAGGTTTTGAATTACTTGACGGAGTTACATCATTAGCACCACAGCCTTCAATAGACTATACATCGATGTTTAGAGGTCAATCAGAAACAAGTTAATTTTATGTCATACTACGGATACGAAAGATTAAAACCAGGAGATGCTTTAGGCATAGACATGGCTACAGTTACTAAGAGTCTTAGTGACGATTTAAAAGCATACGAACAAAAGAAAGCTGATGAAACAGCAGGTGTAGCAACTACAAGTCGTGAGTTTGCAGAGCTGCTAGGTAAAATGCCTACAAGTTTTAACCAGGAATACAATAGATTTTTTGGTGACACATCTCAAGCTGCAATGCAATCTGCATCTAAAGTAAATGAACAATTTAATAACGGAGATATAGATAAGAGAACTTATGATATCCTTATGGCTAACTTAAACTCTCAGGTTTCTATGACCGTAGATTCTATGACTAAGTACGCAACAATGGTTAACGATATAGAAGAAAAAAAAGCAGCGGGCGAATTAAGTGATTACGATTTATTTAAACTAAGCCAGCTACAAAAGTTTTCTGATTTAGGTAATGTAAGTATAGCTTTTGACCCTAATTCTTATCAAGCTAGTTTAATTAAAGTAGGAGAAGGAAAAGAAGGCGGTTATGAAGTGATGCCGATAAATCAATATTTCAATGGTGTTAACATGAAGTTTCAAGGCCAGTATGATACTGCGGGTGCAATAAACTCTACACTTAAAAATTTTGCAGGTGAACGTGACATTACTACTGCTCAGGGAAAGCAAGAAGTTGGTGCGTTTATACAAACAGATGAAGGTAAATCAGCATTGAAAAACGCAGCTCAAGCAATGTTATCACAACCCACAGCATTAAGAGGGTTTGCTATGGCAAACACAATTTACAATATTGATGAAAAAGGAAACCTTACCGATGAAGTTGTTGAATTTAATTATGCTACTACAAATATAAATGATTATACAGTTGGAGGGTATATTCCAGAAAATGAATTGAAAAAATTACAAGACAAAAATCCATACTTATTTTATGAAGATTTATCAGGTAGACTATATGAAAGCGACAAAGGCAAAGAAATTATTTTAAAAAATGCTGAACAAATGCTTAAAGGTGCTGCTGATTACACAAGAGTAGACCCTATACAAACCAGTAATTTTGATGATAATATTAAAACAATATTAGATTTAACATTAATAGCACAGAGAAGTGGGCAAGTAATAGATAAAGATAGTTTAGGTATTTTATTAGCTAGTGCTAAAGGTGGTTTAGATTTTGAAGCATTGTCATCTGCATTAGGTAGTGGAATGTTTACAGATGTTCCTGTAAAAATATCTGCTACTGCATTGAAAGAACAATTAGAAAATGAAAAAGCTCTAAGAAATGCTATTAAAATAGATGAAGCAAAAACTTATTTAAACAAGAATTTATTTACAGTTGACGGAGGATTTGTAAATCCTGCGGATGGTGATGTATATACTGATGCTGAAATCGAAACTTTACTCACACCTCTTGGTTTAAATATTCAAAAAGATGATGACGAGAAGGTTATAGTTTATAATGGTAACACAGCGGTATTAAACTTAGGTGAAGACGTAACGAAAGAAAGAATGGAGTTGTTAAAGACAGCATTGATAGCTGGAAGTGAAGATGAGATATATGCTTTATTTAGAAGAAGCAACCCAGAGTACACATACGAAGGCGATGTTGAGCAAGAATTTATATTAGATTAATATGGAAGAAATTGAAAAATTATATAACGTATTAATAGATAAAAAACTTTATTCAAAATCTTTAGAAGAATTTGAACAGCAGTTTTCTGACCCTGAATATGTAGATAAAGTTTACAATGTGGTCACCGATAGAAAGCTCTATTCAAAAGACAAAGAAACTTTTAACAATCAGTATTCTTCAAAAAAAAAAATCGAAGACGAACCTATGGATTCTCCTTCGGAGGATGGTGGTTCGGATTTATCAGAAGACCAAGAGCTACAAGCTGGTCGTAAAATAGACACCCTTTCTATTCAAATAGCTGACCTTGAAAAACAAATTCAAACAGAAGCTGAAACTCCTTTATCTGAAGAAGAAGAAAAATTATATCCTTTAGGTAAACCTGCAGAGAAAACCCCTGCAATGATAGAGTTAGAATCTTTAACTGAGCAAAGGGATGCTCTTATAAAACCTACAGTAGGTTTTGATAATACAAACATAGAAGAACAGAAAAAAAGAGAAGGAGAAATAGTTTCTACTGATATGGAACTATCAAAGGTAAACGATTTATCTCAAGAGTTTAAAGATGTCAAAGATTTGTTGAATAAAAATGAAAGTTTTATTGTACCAAAACTAAACTACTTATATAGAGACCAAGGTTTTAAATTTGAAGAAGCAGATATTCTTGGGCAAAAAATTAAAGTTTCAGCAAGAGGAGAAAATGGATTTGATGATGGCCCTTCTATAAAAATTAATATAGGAGTTTTTCAAGACGAACCTGCTAAAGAGTTGCTAGAGTTTATAGAAGAAAACAAAGAAGCTAGTCAGGCATTAGCTAAAACTGTTGTTGGTTATGAAGCTAACAACATAAAGTTTAGAAATGATAAAGAGATGAATGAATCTTTATCTTCTATAACTAAAAGGCAAGACAGATTTAATCAAGGTCTTCAGCAATACAGCGCAAATAGTCTAAGGCTGGAAAAAGATTTTGAAAACAGGGAGTCAATGAATCAAGAACAAATTGATGACTATAACAGTAGAGTTAACCTACATGAAGCGGCAGGTGTAAAGTTATTAGAAGAAGGAGATAATTTAGATTTACAAAAAGCAGAATTAAATACAGCAGTTGGAAAGTATTACGACATGCAGAAAGAGCAAGGAAACTTTGGTCTTTTAATGAAGTACAACTTGGCAAGTGGTGTAAGTACTCCAATTTCTGAAGTAGCAAATTATGCATTAACTGCAAAGCTTGGTCTTCCAGGAGTAGTGGATTTACAAAAAGAGATGGGTGATGATAAATTTAAAGATGAAATTTTGCGTGCAGCTAAACTATTAGAATATGCATCGCCATTAGAAGAAGACTTAGAAGGCATGAGTGTTGATGATTTAAAAGAGTTTTATAAAAAAGATTCTGGTAAAAAAAGTATGTTAACACCTATGAGTGAATTTGATGTTATTCAAGGAAAAATAAAAGACAGGTATATAAAAGATGTGAAGTATGGTGAAGAGATAGATGGGGTTAGACAAGGCGGAATTATAACTAATATAAGAGATGGGTGGCAAAAAAGATTAGGAGGTAAATCAATTACCGAACAATATGCAGCAACAAAACAAAAAGGATTTTTCTTAGGAGCATTATCTGGTGTAGCAGAATCTATACCATCTTTATTTGCTGGGCCTGGTAGGCTAGCAAGTTTGTTTATGCTTACATCTGGTAAGCTCGATGAGCAGATGAGTAACAATCCTGATTTTGCAAATATAAGTGAAAATGAAAAAGTTTTATTTAAAGTGCCAGCCGCTCTTACAGTTGCGGCATTAGAAAATTATGGTATTAGAAATGTGTTTGATAAAGGTGGGTTTGTTGCCAATGTATTAACAAAGGTCTTAAATAAAATGCCTAAAGGAGGTTCAGCAAGAACATTTAAAGAGTTTTTAGACCAAGAAGTTAAAAACTCTGCCACCAAAGGAGCTTTAGTTTTAGGGGGAGCAACGCTTGCTGAAGCAGAAACTGGTGCATTTCAAGAGTTTAGTGATATAGGATTTAAAGAAATATATAACCTTATTAAAGGGAAAGAATTATTTGATACTCCTGAAAGTTTTGCAGAATTATTAGGTCAAGTTGCTTATGCATCAGCTCAAGAAGCTGTAGGTGGGTTTGTTTTGGGAACAATACCAGCAGTGTCAGCAGCTGTTAGTGAAAATAAATTTGCAAATCTTACAGAGCAGCAGATACAAATATTTAGAGAAATAAAAAATAATCCCAAAATATCTCAATCAGCTTTAACAAATCTTATAAAGATGGAGATTAATGGTGGAGAGATAACTACAGAACAGGGTAAACAGATTAAAGCAGACTATGAATTAGCTATAGGGTTAGCAAATGAATTGCCAGGGGGTATTGACAATCCTAATTTTGCTGAGGCTATGGATTTAAAAATAAGAAAGAAAATTTTAGAAGACAGAACTGCACCTCCAATAGACCAGAACCTTGGTTCGGTTAAACAAGACAACCTTGAGATACAACAGATTAATGAAAAGCTTTCTAAAATAAACGAGCCTACCACAGATACACAAGTGAAAGGCGCTACACAACAAGAGTCTAAAGATATAACAGAGGTAGTTGAAGAAGCTGAATCAGCTGCTCCTGTACAAGAGACAAAAGAGAGTGCTACGGACACTTTCTTTGGTAAAAAGAAAACTGAAAATGTTGAAGAGGTTTCTGAAAATTTAATTATAAATACTAATGAGCAACCAGACAACCTAGAGCCTGACCAAACAACAAGACGAAGCTTAGTTAAAAGAATAGCAAAAACAGGAGCAAAAGCAATACAGAAACTTTTTCCTGAGACTAAAATAATATTACACGAAAGCACAACTGAGTTTGAAAGATTTGCTCCAGCTGGCAACAGGGGTTTTTATGACACTAATGAGAATGTTATACATGTTGATTTAAATAAAGCTCTTGCGACAACAGTGCCCCACGAAATATTTCATGCAACTTTACTGAGTAAAATTAAAACTGATGCTGAAGCAGCTAAGCTAGCTGAGAATATGATGAGGTCAATCAGAAAAGCATTACCAAAAAACAGTGCTATTGCTAGAAGAATAGATGAGTTTGCAGCAAAATACGATGACCAACCTGACTTACAAAATGAAGAAAGGTTAGCAGAACTCATGGGTATAATGGCTGCTGATTATACAATGCTGACTAAGCCACAGAAAAATAAAGTAATTAAGTTCCTACAAGAGCTTGCAAATAAGATTGGTTTAAATATAAACATCTCTGAGTTTACACAGCAAGACTCTGATGTAGTAGATTTATTTAATACGCTTGCTGGTAAAATTTCAACTGGAGAAACTATAACAGAAACAGATGTACAAATAATTGAAGAACAGTCAGGGTTAGATAAAGAACAAGAGCAAGGAGAGGGGGGTCAAGTGGGTACGCTTACTTTCCCCCCAACCGGAAGAGAACAAAGAGCGCCAAGCGTTAAAACAGACACAAGGTCTTTCTCCTCATTGATAACTGATAAAAGTGTAAAGGATTTTAAAAATCAAAAAATTATAACTAACATGTATGATTTTACAAGTGCTGGTCCAACAGAAATTGCACCTGGTATCGTGCTAAATTTGTATGGGGGTAAAAGCTATGTGCCTTTAATGATGGAAAAACAAGGTTTAAACATTGGTGACTTTTCTAACTTAGCCGCATTTAACACTGATGTTAATGCTGAAACATTTAAAAGAAATGTAGAGCAGGGAGACGTAAGCTTATTTGCCCCTCATGTAGGAACTTTAGAAAAATCATGGCAATTCCAACAAAACATATTTGAACAATTAACTTATGCCGCTTTAGATAATAATATATTAACTAATGAAGAGTTGATAACTCTTTTTAATAGTGCATTAACCAATATTGATGGTAAAAAAGCTTTAAATGTTTTTAATAAAAAATCTAACTTAAACATAAAAGATTTTAATTCTTTTAAAGATAATCCAAAAAAGCTTGTGGAATTGCTAGACATTAAAAATAATTACTCACCTGAATTAAGAAAATTGTTTAACGATAGATATTCTGGTAATGCTAAATACAAAGACGCTTTAAAAGTTAATAACAAAATTGATTTTGTTAAAAAATTTCAAGACCCATTAAACGTAGGCTCTAATAGTTTCGATATAATTAGTTTAATAAAGTTTGACAACAGAGATTTACAAATAACTAAGCCTAATGTAGGTGATGTAGATTACCACCCTTCATTCGCATACACTATAAAGGCGAATATAGAAGGTATCTATCAACCTGATTTATTTTATCAATCCTCAGAGGTAACTGATACATACACTAAATATAATATAGCAAGTACAACGGTTTCAGTAAAAGAAGAAGTAGGGGAAGATTCATTTAAAAAATCTAATGTAGCTAGTAGCTCAGGTTCTATTCCTAAAGTAGCTCAAATTAATAAAATTACACCTAGAGAGCAAAGAGAGAAAACAATACAAGAGGTTGCACAGTTTTATAATGTAGATACAGCAGGGTTTGCTAATCCAATGGTAGATGAGTTTCAATTTAGAAAGGCAGCAGAACCATTAGGATATGGAGTGGCAAGAGCTAGGAGTGGCTCACTTTATGTTACTAAAAATAATAAGTTTATAAACCCATACGAAATTGATACAAATCAATTGACGGGCAGAGGTCAGAGAAGCGATGACTTCTATGTAGACATTGCAAGCCAGTTAAGAGATAGAAAGGTAAGAGAAGAGCTTATAGTTGATACACTTAGAAGACAGTATAAACTTTCTGAAACAAAGATTAAAGATATATTAGACATCCAGTCTTTAACATTAGGAGGAGTGCCTGATAGTTTTAAAAAGATTGGAGATGCTGCTGGAACAAAACTATTTTTACAATTAGAAACTTTTATTTTAAAACAAAGAAAAGCTAACAAGAAAAAACCTTTAAGTAAAACGGCTGAAGCTGATTCAGTTATTAATTATTTAATGGAAAGGCCACAGTTTAAAGGTTTAGCTGAAACTTATAAAGTAAAAGGCGAGACCAAAACTAAAAAAGGTTTATCAACAGTTCAAGCACAAATGCTTAGTGACCTTACAAGTATACTCGAAGCAAGACCATCTCAAACAGTTACTGCCCAAATAGTAAAAGCTAGACAAAGTCTTAGAGATAAAAAGAAAAGTGCTACAACTGTTAAAAGTCAACAACAGATACTTATAAATTTATTAAGAAGAAATCTTCCTAAGTCTTTGTTTACTAAATCAGAGGTAATAGATATAGTTAGAAAAATTCAAGACCTAAGTACGGCAGACTTAAAAGGAAACAACTTAGAAAACATTGTAGATGAAATAGAAGGAATTGTAACTAATCTTAACAATAAAAACGTACTTAATAGAATTAAAAGATTGTTAAACGGTAAGTATGAAGTTGTGGTTTCGGGAAAACCTAAAGGTGTTAAGATAGATGTTGATACAAAAAAAAGATTAAAAACCATTGCATCTTTACTCGTAACAAGTACTGATGTTGAGGTTATAGAGAAGACACAGGATAAATTAAGAGATGAGCTTAAAAGTTTATTAGAAAGCAATAATGATACAGAAAACCAAGAGTTGACTCCAGAAACTTTAATGAGGATTGCTGACATTACAACCGCACTGAATTATAATGAGGCAATGCTGCAAGACCCCACTGATATCTCAAGACTTGAAAACTTAACAAGAGCATACGCACAACTGGAAAACATAGTAGTAAGAGGTAGAGATATACAGGCAGGTATACTACAAGAAAAGCATAAACAGTATATGCAAAACCTATCTATACTTATTAAAGAAACAACAAATCAAGAACTAAATCCCGATGACAAAGACTTTAAAACAGAAGTAGAAAAAATTTCTGAAACAAGAGAAGGAATTGCAAATAAAGAAAAAGTTAGCAAGAACGTGATTGTTAAAGTTAAAAGATTGATGAGAAACTTTAGTAACGTTATAGGTTTTGGAGCTGCTCAAGATTTAACAGGATTAATTGACCAATTAGCAGAGTTTCCTGGAGTAGTGTTTGGTGGTCAGCTTCAAGAGATAGTTACAGCAAAGGTTAACGAATCTACAAGGCAATATAAAAACAGAATGCTTGAATTTTCACAATTACTGGAAGAAAATTTAATTAAATATTATGGTAAAAATTATAGGTTTACTTTAAGAAATTTAAATCAAACAGATAATATATTTTATAAAAACCCACAAGAGGTTGAGTCGGCTCAAGCTAAATATGATAATAATAGAAATGATGAAAACAAAAATAATCTTAGAGATGTTCTAGCGAAAAATGAAATTATATTATCTCAAGAACAAATGGGGTATATGGTTTTTCAATATGAAGACCCTGCGCTGCATCCAACATTTAAAAACATGTATGGTGAGCAGTATCAAAGAGTAATGCGAGAAATGAATGAAAAATTAGATGATAGAGTTAGAGCATTTGGTGAGTGGCAGGTCAATGAGTTTTATCCTATTATGCATCAAAGGTTTAATGAAACATATAAAAGAATTTATTACACTGATATGCCTTATAATAAATACTATGCCGGGCCTATTAGAAGAGAAGGAGAAAAAACAGAAGAGTTTCATTTGCTTCAAGGAGCTAGTAAATACAATGCTACGGTAGGCTCAAACTATACAAAACTAAGAATTAAAAGCAAAGATAAAATTAAAAACAGCACCTTAGTAGATGCAATGATGGAGTACACGCAGGACATGGAATATTTTGATGCTTATGCTGAAAATTTGCAAACCATATCAAGATTGTTTACAAACAAAGATGCTAAGATTATAATTGAAAGCATTCATGGTGAAAAATTTTATAAGTTAATTGATAATATGATTAACAATATTGCCATGGCTGGAAAATCACAATTAAATTTATTTGGTACACAAATTCTTAACTTTTTTAATAATGTTTTTCAAGTTTCTAGATTAATGCTTTCTCCTGCAATAGCAATAAAACAGCTAACATCCATACCAACTTTTGCCCTAGAGCCAGAAGTTGGCCCAGCTAACTGGATTAAATATGCTGTAAAAAATAAAACTCAACAATTAAAAGTTTATAGAGAAGTATTAGAAAACTCAGTTTATCTAAAAGATAGAGCTGCAACAAGTATACTGCGTAATATAGAAACTTATAGCCCGGAAAGATTTCAAAGCTTTATTCCAAAAACAACTCAAAACTTTGCTATAGATATATTAATGGGTATGATTAAAGTAGCTGATAGAAGCGCAATTTTAATGGGAGGTCTACCTAATTATTCTTTTTATAAAGCTAAGTTTCAAAAAGAAAATCCAAACGCTACAGAACAGCAAGCTATAGATTATGCTATAAGAAAGTTTGAAAAAGATGTAAAGTCAACACAGCAATCTTATGATTTACAGGATAGGGACGTTCATCAAAACAGAGACCCTTTTTCTCGTGGGTTAAACATGTTTTTGACAACGCCAAAGCAATACCTAAGAAGGGAAATAACAGGATATAGACAAATGATAAGAGCGGCAAAAAGATTTGCTAAAGGTGATAAAAATAAAAACGCTCCTAATGTTGTTCAAGCATTCTCTCAATTAGCATTTTATCATGCGTTTATGCCTGTTTTATTTGCATATACATCTCTTGGACTTCCAGGACTTGCTAGAGACCCAAGAGATGATGATGATGACTCATTAATGAGAGCAGCTTTTATAGGTAATATGAATGGTTTGTTCCTTTGGGGTAAAGTATTTACTCAATTTGCTGATGCATATCAAGATAAACCATGGTGGAGGCAAACAAATTCTCTTCCATTTTTTGAGACAGCAACAGATTTTATGGTTATTGTTAATGCTTTAGGTAAAGCCTATAGGTCGGGTAAACAATCTGATTATGACAAAGCAAATAAAGAAATGTTTGATTTTATAAATAGAAATGGTTTACCATATAGCATAATTGAAAGGTGGGTAAATAATCTGCAGAAAGTAATCAATGGGGAAACAGATGGGGCAGGAGAAGACGTGCTTAGAATATTTAACTTTAGTGAGTATGCTATAAGTGGGCCTCAGAAAAAAGCTAAGAAATTAAAGTTTGGTTCTTCTGGTAAAAAAAGTAAAGGATTAGATTTTGATTTTGATACCAGCCTTGACCTTGATTTAAAAACAGATTTTGATATAGATTAATTATGCCTTTCCAAAGTAAAGCACAACGTAGATGGATGCACATAAACAAGCCAGAGATGGCTAAGGAGTTTGAGAAAGAAACATCTGACCCAGATTCTCTTCCTAACAGGTTACACCCCAGGACCAATACTCGTAGAAGACTTACGCAACGTAGAGCTAGAAGAGGAGTAAATAGAAAGAGTAAAAAATAAGTAAGTTAATTACTATCACCACTACAAACTCTATCAAGTGTTTTTTATTCATTACAGATTCATAAGACAATTAATAGCTGTGTGTCCACCCAGAACAACGCCACAACCAATAGCTTGTTTTTTAAAATGCTTTGCGTAAGCAGCTGCGTATGATGTAGTATCTATACCACAACCTACCTGCATACCAAAGACTCTAAAGTTCCTACCTACCATCCATTCGATATAGGCTTGCGTGTGTATGTGCCCCTGCACAGTAGACATCATATCATTTTTGGCTTTTGTTCTAGCCGTTCCACCCTCACCGTGTATGTACTGTACATTATCATACACTATTCTTTCCACCCAGTTCCATTTAGTTCCCAGTACCTCGTTGTAAGATTTAATCCACATAGTTGGTATAGCTGAGGTCTGAGCTTTCCGCATTACCATTCTGTCGTGGTTTCCTATAATTACATCAGCTTCTGGAAAAGCTCTGTTCCAATGACTCACTGTTTGTATTGCGTAGTCTAACTCATCAGCTCCACCAAGCGCATCAGAGGAAGTCTCGTGATAAGAACTGTAATGGTTGTCTATAATATCTCCAATGAATATTACCTGGTTACATAAATACTTTGCGTAAGTTTCTTGACAGAAATCTAAGTATCCATCAAGTTCAAATGGTGCATGCAAATCTCCTACAACCAGAATCCTTCTCTCGTTTTTAGTTAGGTTATCGTATGCAATTTTTTTATCTCCTTTTAATCGTGGTCTGAAATCTTTATAGCTCATCGTTTATTGATTCGTTAATAGTTTTTAATTTACTATTAAGAGTCAGTATAGACTTTCGAGTTTCATCATACTCTTGGTCTACCAATGTTTCGTATATTTGATTTACTGAGTCATGAATATCTTCCATTATAAAGTTAATGTTTTGAAGACGCTTTTGCTCTAGCGGTGTTATATTCATTTTTTAAGGTTTACTGTTCTCTTAACAATAACCTTCCTGTGTACTCATCGATTCTTTTTACAGCCTTGTAAATTTTACGTGACTGTTTCTTTACTTTTTCAACTTCAGTCTTATTAGAGTCGCTACCTAAATTACAATAAAGGTCAGCGTCAATCTCAAAAAGAGTATCTATTTTCCTTTTATTACTCCAGCTCGTGAAGTTTAGAATCTTTTCAATGTCATCTATGTTATAAGACATAAGTATCAATGCAGCTTAAAGTTATGAAATTTTTTTCAACATTTCATTAATTTTTGCAAATCTTTGCTTCAAGTATGCAGTTTGCGGAACATACCCAAACTCTTTTCGAGACTCATTAAATATATCTTTAAATTCATTTTTAATTAGAATACGCATGGATTTGTTTTTTTCTTTTAAATTAACGTTTTCATTTACATACTTGTAATATTTTGTTTTTAAATCTCTAGGGTTTTTTATATTGATTGCATAGTTTAATTTTAATTTATTAAACATTTCTTCATAAGCATTGAGGTAATAATAATCATTGTTTAACTCAAAAGTTTCAAAAACTTTTAGACCATGAAGCACAGTAGCGTGGTCTTTATATATAAATGTGCCAATGTCAGATAGAGAGTGGCTGGTTAAATTTTTGCATAACTTATAATAAACAGCTCTTCCATACACTAGCTCTCGGTTTCTGTTTTTCTTTGTAATGTCTGCATTAAATTTATTAACGACTTCATCTCTTATTGCTTTTAATTTTGTGGATTCTTTTATTTCAATTGTTTTCATAGTCAATAGTTTTGTTTAGGTTTAAGTAGTCTAAGTATTCATCCGAAGATATTATATTAAATTTATAAAACAAAGGAAACATACTTCTTGAGTTAAGATATTCTACACTAAAAAACAAAGGGTCTTGCATAGCAACAACACCTGCGACCATACCAAACTTTCTTGGTTCATCAGCGTATTTTTTTTCTTCATGCATTTCACTCGCTAGTTTATCTAACTGCATTATAATTCCAGCACTATATAGTGGAGGTAAAGTCTCTAGCTCCTCCAAAAAGTTTTCTTCCATCTCGTAGTAGTGCTCATCCCCTGTATATCTCTGCGGTAAATCCATATTCTTTTAGTTCTTTCATTCGGTACTCCTGAAGCTTAGACACCTTACCCTTCTTGGTTTTAATTTCATAAAATTCTATACCATAATCAGGGTGTAATGCTAATACATCTGGTATACCATTCTTATTAGTCTTAATTAATTTAATAACAAAGTAACCATCAGCTTCCAACTCCTTAATCTTTTTAGTTTGTATCTGTTGCTCTGTCATTATATGCAAAGTTACTTAAATCTTTTATTGGTATTAAAACCGATAGTGATGTTTTGTCATCCCCCATTTCTTTCACGCACCCTTTTGAATAATATTCCCTAGCTATCTCTTTTAGTCTTTTAGTTTTTATTATTATTATTATTTCATCTCTGAACTGTTCAGCTAAAATAAATGCGTAATAATCTGATTTAGTTTTAGAAATTCCAGAAGGTTTACCTCTGCTTTCAAACTCAACAGCTATATTACCTGTCGTTCCTGTCCAGAAATCTCTTTTAACTTCAATGGTTGCATTTTTAAAAATATGGTCAATCAATTTTTCTCCTTGCTGACCAATAATTAAATCGTAATCGAAATTAGTTTTTCTGTCCTTCATTTTCAGCTTTCTCTTTATCTTTCGCTGCATCCTTTTTAAGTTGCTCGATAGCTTTGTCGTACCCTTTCATTCTCTTGAGAGCTTCAAGTGTTCCAACCGATAGGCTTCTAATGTTCATCATCTCTTTGATGACTTCTTGCATGATGTTGTCAAGCTTGTCCAGCTTGTTCATCATCTCTATTAATTTTTGTTCTTTCATAATTATAAACTTAGTAAATCTTTTTTAAAATGTCTGAGGGTGTAATCTTTTTTATTGGTTACAGTTTTATATATCTTGGTTTCAATTCCTCTGTCTGCAAATATCCAGTACACATCACTTACCTTAGAATCTTTAGTTGTCATCCTGTCACGAGACTGCCAATAACTTAGAGCTGAGAAATCTATATTGTAATACACAAGACAATCCGCTTCCTTTAAACTTATTCCCTCACGCCCACTAACAATCTGAAGTGCTATATTTTTATTGGTTGTCTTGAACTCTTGCAAGTCATTAGTAATATTATCCCCATAGACTTGTTTTAAGGCATCATACTCTGCTTTAAACTTATAGAATATACCTATCTTCCTGCTTTTAAATTCAGCGCCTATAAACCTAGCTTTTGATAAGTCAGTTACCATACGTTTTCCATTCTCTAACTTCACAGTTCCAGAGAAAAGCTGGTGTATCTTTGACATCTTCTTTACCCCAGTATCTCCTAGTATAACTTCCTTTGTTTTCTTTCCTGTAATAATACCATGCTCTCTCATCTCTTTGACAAAGTCGTATGTCAGTTTACTCATCTCTACTTTTAAGACATGTTCTTTTATCTCTGACTTGAAGCCTGCCTCCTTCTGAGTATAACTTATCATGTATGGTTTCATCCTGTCTAGTATCACAGGCTTACCATCATCGTAGTTGTTTATGTGAAAGGAGTTGATTACTTTCTGAACTACATTAACATATTCCTTAGCAAACTTATAAAAGCTTTTATACTCAATAAATGGATTCTTAGGACAAGCATACACCTGATGGTATATCTGACTGAATGATTCTGGAGTAGGAGTTCCAGACATCAGGATTACAAAAGGATTCTGTCTTAAAATAATTTCTTTTACTAGCTTAGTTCTCTTGCTTGGCTTTGGGTATGCACCCAAGGTGTGTGCTTCATCAAGTACAATTAAATCAATACTGTTGGGTTGATTGATTCTAACCTTATGAAGGCTTTCATAATTGATTATAGTTATATTGTAGTTTGGCTTTAACTTATTATAATCAGCCTCGATTGAACTAATAGCTTTTTTCTTTGTAACAAATAAAAGGTTCTTTATACCTAGTTTCTCTGCCACTCCCAAAGCAGTCAGAGTCTTTCCTGTTCTCACCTCCATTGAAAGATAAACGAAGCGGTGTGCCTGAAGCACACCCTTCGCTTTTTCTATGATAGTGGTTTGGTATTCTCTAAATTTCATTTAATAAATATTTAAGAAACTTTGGATACCAATCCCCTGGATTTTGTTTTCTGAATGTTGTTGGTTCATGATATACAAACTGAACCTTTTCCCAGCCAGTGCTTGGTATCTTGTGTGAATACCAGTCACGAGCATTACTTGCTGATTTAGCAATAGAGTTGCCATAGCTAAACACTTTAGGGAAGTCTCCCCTGTGATTTAAAGTAAACAATTTATTTGTTTGTCTATAAAATCCATACCAGTCTTTAAACTGTGCTCCATCTCTACCTTCTCCTCCTCGTACTTTGTATCCTATGTACTTAGACTTTGGATGTATGTAAAGATTTGTTTTCAAAGTTTTTCTTCGACCAACCTCTTGTTGTTTATGTCGAATGTCAATTACTTTCATACAACAAAGATACAAAAGTTTTACAAAATAAACAAATGAGTTGATTATCAGCATGTTAGAAAGCTGGTTCAATGTCTGGTTCTGTCAATTCTATCCATCGACCTGTCATATCCTTCCCTTCTACAGGTGGATGACCTGTCGCATATTCCGCATAAGAATGTAGCCACTTATAAAAGACTTGTCTGCTTATAGTCATCTTAGACTTCGGTCCGTAGTCCGGGTATTCATTAATGAAGTCAAAATACAATTCATTCTTATATATTTTTAAGCCCACCCCTAGCTTATCATTTTCATTTGAGTCAGCTAACAATCCACACCACTCAATAAAGTCATGAGATGTTGAGGCTGAGAGTTGTCTGATTTTAAGATTTACAAACTCACTTTCTATTAACCCCTCTTTCAAATACAACTGAAGACATTCAATCATATAATTATCAAACACACACCACTCATCATCATCCCAATCGCCAAAGAATAATTTTCCGAACTCATCTTGTGGTGTATAAGATTTAGTATAGTGCTGATAAAGTTCTAGCTCCCACTTCCTTCTTTGAAAAGAATTACCTGTACCCTTTATAGCATAGTTTGTGGTGATAGCTATCTTAGGACTCTTGCTAAATGGTATCTTAATAGCATCCTTGTTTTTCTTCTCCAGAGTTAGACCTTCTGTCACAACACTGAAGAGTCTTTCAAAATTAAAATACTTCTTGACATCATCAAAGCAGAGAATCTGAGTATCTACCGATACCAATTGATATGCAAATGATTTCTCAAAAGCAAAAGCTTTACCATCAATAGTTACAAGCTTTTTCATGTGACTCAGAGCGTTCATAAAGATACCCTTACCTGTCCCACCTTCTGGATTGTCAGAGATAACCTCATCGTTGAGTATAACTGCAGGACAATAAGATAAGTTCTTATGACCATGCATTAAGAATCCAATGGTTGACTCCATCGAAAGAGTTCTCTTTTCATTCTGTCCACACACATTATGTATGAATGTTTTGTAGTCACACTCTGTAATCAGACACTCACGAAACGCCCTGTCGATTACTTGGTCTTTCCATACATACCCATCAAGGTCTACATAGTCTATAGCTGAGACCTCGTATTTTTTAATTTGAACAGCACAATTTTTAAAATATAAATAAGATGTATCCTTAGTATCTTCTATAAAATATACATCGATTGTGTTTATTAAGGTAAGAAACTCCTCTTTAAAAAACCTTGTCTGCTCAGCAAAGTAATTGTAAATTGACACATCTTCAATCTGATACAGATAGTCTAGAACAAAATCTTTTATCTCCTTCTCGGTTGAATGGTCTATTAAATTATTGGTCACCCTTACAAACACAAAGCTTTTACTTCCTTCTGGTGCATACTTATAGAATCCACTATCCTCTAAGAACTTCTTAAAGTATAATGGAACAATCTTTATCACACCCTTCTCACTCTTAGTCCAGAACTCCTCATCCTTTCCCTCCTCTGCTTTCTTTATAACTGCCTCAATTGTATGGTCAGGCAAATCACTCCTTTGAAGGTCTTTCTTTACCTCTTTCTTTGGCTCACCTCTTTTGAGTCTTTGCTTTACATTATCTATTATCTCAGTATTCTCATAATACTTTGTGTTGAACAGGTGTGTCTTGCTATATGCTGAGTCAATTGTATTGTCTATCTCTCTGGATGGAAAGTCTTGAGTCGCATAGTTGTTACATATAATAGATGCAGTAGTCTTGTTGATACCAAACTCATTTAACGCCTGAGCTATCACATATACATTGTGATTTCTCTGACCTTCGGTCATAGGGTACTTAGATTGCCACCACTTGAGCAGTATCTCTACTATCTTTCTTTCGTCTGTAATTTTTAGCAGTGGTTGTCCTTGTGCTAAATGCTTTTCTTGGTACTCTTCTTCTTCTAATTTTTCCCATTGTTTACTTTTTTCATTTACATAAAGTTGTTTATCGAAGCTTTCATAGCATACTCTTGAAATATTTTTTGATGTAGTATCAAAGTAGGGAGATGCGAAATGTTTTTTAAGAGCATTGAAATACTTAGTGTGGTTCTCTGAGTCCTTTGGTATCCTAACTAAAACCTTAAGTCCATTACCAGAAGGTGAAACAAAAACTGCAAAGACAAACTTATTTTTTTCAAACTTTGCTCTGTCATCTGTCAAATCTTTCTTCTTCTCATATCCATCAAAATCTAAACAGATAAGACCACTATGCTCAACCAATGCTGAATCAGAACGCTTGTTAAATATTCCAGAGAAACATATTGATGGAAGCTTTTTCTTTAGCTCGTTTCTCTCTGACTTATTCTTTTCGTTTCTTATTTTTTTAACCAATTCACTATTCTTTCCCTCTTTAATCCTGTCCAGTATGAACATCACATCTCTGTGAAAAGGCGTATCGGTCTCCAGTATGTTTTTAAATATTGTTACTTCTGTTTTCAATTTGTTTGTTTGTTAAAAAAGGAGGAGGAGAAAACTAATTAATATGAAAAAGAAAAAATCTCCTCACTCCTGTTATAAATTAAATTTAATTAACTAGAAAAGGTCTTCACCTTTTTTGTCTTCCTTATCTTCAGGCTTGACATAGGGTTTGCTTTGCTTGATGGAAATCTTTGGGTCACCTGCTTGGGTAGTACTATTCCACCCAGCAATCTCCCAAACTTGTCCATTAAGGTCTGTCATTGTACCCTTATGGTCAGGCTGGTTTTCTTTCTCCTTATACTTATTAGGAAATAAAGAACCCATACCATCTTTGTGTTTATAATCACTCATATATATATATTTAAATTACTCTTCTCGTGTACGACTTTCGCACATCGTGTGTTGCACCTTCCCCAAAAAACTTATCGTAGTTTGCTAGTGCATTCATAACTGCCATCTTACCACTCTCAAGAGTTTGGTCTGATGGAGTTATCTCTTCAATGTCATAATAAATTTCACCACTTTCGTTGACCTTCTGTTTCTTTCCAAAGAAGATAAACTTAAAGTCCATTCCAAAAAGCTCTTTGTATAAATAGCACTGGGAATCGTATCCAAAATCTCGCATCCTATATATATTAATATCAGATGGATTACTTCCAGTGGTTTTTAAATCTATTATAACATACTGACCATCCACATCTAAAGTAATAAGGTCTGCCTTACCTTTAAACATGTGACCATGTAACTCAGCAATTGCTGGTTGCTCTTTAAGTGCAATTTGGTTATTAAGTAAAGCTCTGACTATATCAGAACCATGCTCAGACTTTGGGTTTAAAATCCAGTCGACTAAATCCTCAATCTCTTTTGCCTCAGATGTTCTAAGAGCATAATCAAGGTTGTTGTCTTCTTTGTATTGATTGTACTCTTTATTTCTTCTTGAGCTAACATCCACCATAGGAAAGTTTTTTGCTTTGTCTGGCTCAAGCATGAGCTGATGAAAGTATTTCCCCAACTCTAAATTTTTAAGCTCAGCTTCAGTAAACTTTTTCTTTGAACGAAAAGATTTATAATCAGTTCTTAAAACTTTTATATCAGAGTTAGATAAAAACTGCTTTCCAAACTCACCATAGTATAACTCATCATCCTTAAGTTGCTCTATAATTTTATCTCTATCCATAAAGCTCTTTTTCTAATTTGTTCATGAACTTCATATCAATAACAAAGTTCTCAGAGATTAAAGCTTGTATTTGCTTCCAAGTCTTCTTGTCTTTTTGTTTTGCTTTAGCACTCATTAGTATGCTTTTATAATTAGCATCACTCATAATAGGCTTTGAAGTTTTTGATACAGATGCTGGAGCTGGGTCATCGTTTGCATCGATGTCCTCATCAGGTGCAATACCTAGCATACCAGCTAAAGCATATCTTCTATAGTAAGTTATACCAGCTCCTACACTTTGGTAAAGGTTCATTGAACCAAGCTTGACCTCAGAGACTGGAGTCCAGCTCTCAATAGCCTCACCAGAATCTATGTGTGCAAGAGTTGTCTTAACAGATGGCAACCTAGACTGCTCATCAGTATCAATAGACTGAATAAGAACCAGCCCATTGTCGTTTAATATTGGGGTAACAATTTTAATTAGAGTTTCTAGTTTACAATACTTGTAACCATACCCAGAGGAATCCTTTGGTATCCCTTTCAATTCTTTCTGGAACTTAGCCAGAGATTTATATAAATTTTTCATTAGTTATTTTTGTGTTAGTTTATAATACTTCTTTAATATTTGCTCTCGCATCTCTTTGAGAACTCTTAGTCGCTTAGGACTTTGGCTTCCATTCATCTCTTTTGAAATACCCTCCTTGATTCTCTCAAGTTTTAATTTGTATTTCTCTAGTGTTATATGAATGACTGCATCTCTCCAACCTTTTTCAAGAAACAAGTCATATAAATATTTCTCAATCTCAACATAATAATGTATGCTTTTTTGTGGGTCATATATTATTATCTCTTCGGTCAGGTCATCTCTGGAAATCTTCACCCCCAGATAGATATAGGCTTGGTATCCAGACCCATCTATATTTACACACCCATAGGAATGCTTAGCTTGGTCAAATACCTCCTGTAAATTGTTACACTTCAACCCTTTTAATTTTATCAACGATAGCCTGAAGGTCTTTGTCTGACTCTAGCTTTTTAGTGAATGATTCAACAGACCTAGATATATTAGCTTGGTCTTCATGGAATCCTTGGTTACCTGTGTATGTACTGATTTCTGTTAGCTTCATATTGCTATTGTTATAACAAAGGTAGTACAGGAGTTGTCTTCCATCGACCACTCCTGTCTCCTTTGACTTAACAAACAAATCAGAACTCTCTATTCCTATGTGGGAACAGATGTTATTTAAATATTGTTGATAGATATATTCTTTCATTGTATTTTTTTAAGATTAGTTATTATTTTTTTCAATCGTTGGTCTTGGTCATAAGACATATTACCACTACTCGATTGTAATATTTCTAAATCTTCTAAAGCATCTTTAATTAGATTTACTATAGTTTCAATTCTTAACTCTTCAAATGTTTTTTCTTGTGGCATAATTAAAAGTTTAGGAGTTGAAGTCTTCTTTTATATTTAGAAGCTAAAGAATATTTTTTCTTTGCTTCTTTAAGTAAATATAAATCACCTTGAGATATTTTGCAAATCACATAAGGTTTTTGTCTTGAATCTCTGACCTTCTGGATGTCATCTCCATTACTTACAGATATAAGTAATCTGACTGCTTCATTTCTAAGCTGAAGCATATTGCTATATACATAATCTTTATGTAACCTCTTCCTTCTGTATCTTCGGAAGGCCGGTATTGAAAGTAAAAATTGCATCATAATAGTTAGTTGTTTTAGTTTGACAATCTGAACAAATGTAAGTCAAGCTTGTGTACTCACCATGGTATTCATCGTGAAGAACTTCTAAGTTCTGGCTCTGGCATTTGCTACAGGTTAAAATCATGTGACAAAGGTAATACAAAGATTTGACTTATGCAAGTCAAAAGAAAAAAAATGTCCCCCTCACTACCAATCATAATCGGCTTCGTATATTGGGGGACAAATTAATTACTCTTCAATGTAAAAATCGCAGTGTTCTTTGCAGTCACTACAGATGCCAGAAGCTACATCACCCCATGGCATCGCATCACAACATTCTGAAATCATAAGCTAGGTTTTTTAGTTATAGCTTTTAACATCTCTTGCATTGCAAAGTTCTGCATAGCAAAGAGATTATCTACTGGTCTTTGAGACCTCACAGGTGTGTTAATTAATTTAACACCCAGTCCAACCTTCTTGTCAGTGACAGGACAGGTAGAGTGAAGACCGACATCGATAGCCTCGTTGTCAATCTCCTTTAGCATTTTTATTATTTGTTTTGAATTAACTTGCATAGCTTATCTTCTATTCTGTAATATAACTCACTTCCTCGTGGAGTGTTTTCAGTATAATCTTGGTGCTGAATTATAAATTTATCATACAATTCAGTTCCCTCTATTTCAGATATAAATTCAAAAAATATATCTGAAGCTAATTCATTAATTGTTTCTTCCGAAATTTTTATCATTAGTTAGTAATTTATTTGTTAAACATTTGTAAAGGTAAGGAACTGAAATGACAATTCCAAATCTTTGTGGGATGGGCAGAATCGAACTGCCCTCGCACCATGCATCCCTATGCCT